AGATAACATTACCTTGTATATTCTTTAGAAAATTCTCCAGTCTTGAAAGAGGCATCCTATTTTTCTCTAATTACAGATTCTGTCTAAGTTTATTTATTCAAGTAGTAATTGTGTTTGGTGGGCCATCAAATCGAGGATCAGTATAAGTTCTTTTATCATCATCTACCTTATTTGGGTCAAAGTTAGGATCTGGATAATCTTCCCAACTGCTCCCTTCATACTCAACAATTAAAGGATTAATATCCTTTCTCTCACCATATACATGATAGAAACAATCAATAGTAGATAAATCAGTAATCAAATCGGTATTAGTTGAGTCCTCTGCGATGACAATAAATTCATTATTAAACTCTTGAATTACAAGATTTTGATTTGAACCAATTGGTTGTAACTGAACAGTGATACTTTCTTCATGAACTAAATCTTTCCAGTAGTCAGGTAAATTAATTACGTTAGACTCTTTTAATCTACCACGACAATAAACTCCCACCTCTGGGCCCTCAATGCAAGCATAACGAAGTCGGTGTCCTTCACCTTTTGTGGGATGTTGTATATCAAATGGTTTTGGTTTACTATCTGCAACTGCAAATCTAGATGCAAGTTTACCTTTATTACCACAATCAACCGCACCAGAGAAGAAAGCATCACCATCAACTCTTAATACATCAACAGATCCACCACCTGAGACCTGTAATCCATGAGATGTTTTGCCATCACCATTAATTCTTACGTTACCAACAGAATACATTGATAATTTTGCTCTACACGCTGGTTGTTGATCGCCAGGTAATTGTGGTGCGGAGTCTGAACTTATATTCAAAACACCTTGATATCCCAATACAGGTGTTGGATTTCCGACATAAACAGGGCCGTTTAATACCGCAGTTCCTGTGGGCGAAATATCTTTTCCTGACGGATGTGAGATATCATTCGACCCAACAACTAATTTATCTGTTTGTGTTTTAATTATTTGCATTTAACCCTCCTCAAGAGTTCGTGGTGTAAAAGAAACATCCTTCTTAAGAGTTTGAACTAGCACGCCAAAGTCTACATCAGAATGGGAAGCAGCTAATGAAAATCCATACTTAAGTTGAAAGAAACCCTTACTTATTATATCAACTCTATTGGTAGCGTCAACTAATATTTTTTCACCTTGAAGTCGAATATCAGGTGCTTGTGCATCAACAATTCGATTTGCAATCAAATTAATTTGACCATCTTGACCACCACCATTTGCATCAAGAGTGATGTTTCTTCCTCGAAGTGTAATATTACCGTTATAGCAATCAACGATTACATCACCATTTTTACATCTTATAATTTTTGCTGGAAGTTCTGTATTATCACCAGCAGCTCGAGTTTTCAATCCTGTTCCAAGAACCTCAGTTGACATGCCTGGCGTATATAGAAGTGCCTTACCAGTTCCAGGCCCTCCCTCTGTTGCACCTTGACCTGTATTCGAGTAAAATCCAAAGACTTGTGATTCTGCTGTATCGACTTGGAAATTTGTCATTCCCTGTATGGAATGCATTTGACCACTTCTAAAAGCATATCTTGAAAAAACTCTGTTACTGACGTTTTTTCTATCTTTAGGTTTTTGTGATTTATGTCTTGCCATTTTATTTTGTTATACAATCAATCACAGTTATGACAGCATCTTGAGATGTTTGAGCAAGTTCAGCTGCATCTTCGACCTTAGTAAATTTAAGAACTGGCAACAATCTAGCACCACTACCTGTGTCACTATTTATTATTAAATCTGGAAGATCTGTGAATCCAAATCCACCATCGATGACTTTTGCGCCAGCAACATATCCATCTTCAATTATTAATTCAGCTTTTGCCTTATCACCTTCAACTCTAATCGTGTCACCCTCCTGATAGCCAAATCCTGTGTTTTGAAGAATTATATCAGATAGTGACGTGACATATGATGTTGAACCATCATAATTTGCATTTGGGTCTGGAGTTATTTCCTTGACATTTCCATCAAGGTCTGTTTCTGTTGTGTTTGGAAGATATCCTCCGCCTGGATTTGTGATTACTACGTCTTCTATTGCACCATCTTTTATTTTGACAAAACCACCAGCAGTAGAACCATTCTCACAACTATCATAGAGTGAGAGTAAGGGTGGTTCTGTAAATCCAGAGCCTTTACCAGCAATTGCAACACCAATTACTCTACCAAGAGCATTAATGACTGCACTTCCACTTGCACCTTGACCACCACCTCCAAGGAAATCAACTCTTGGTGGGCCACATCTAAGAACATTGGTTCTACAATTTGGTGCAGAGGGCTCCGCATCAATCATACCATCTACACCATCCAAAAATTTATCCAAAGCACTTTTTGCTCCTACCTTTTCAAGTAGACTACCAAATTCATCAGGTGTTGCTTTTCTAGTTCCATTTTTTGATGAGAACGTTGTATTTTCTGGACAGTTTGTTTGATCACACTCTAAAAAACCTGTAATGAGATCTGCAAATTGAATTGCTTTTGTAAAAGTTTTACTAGGAAGTGCAATGCCACCACCTTGAATTGAATTCAATTGATTAAATATATCTCCAAGACCTGTATCCAAAATATTATTAATTTGACCAAACATATCACCTAAGAAATTTTCAACGCCACAAATGGGGACATCTAAAACTTGACCTAACATATTTTCTAAACTCTTCATTAAATAATCACCTAGTTGTTCCTGTATCTTTTCAAAATTACAATATATTGTATCAGATAACTTGTTTATAGCCTCTCCAGCAACAGCTTGTTTTGGTTTAGGTGTTTTATCTTTAAAAGTTTTTGACAACTTATCCAGAGTATCTCCTATCACTTTAGAACGACCACGACGAATTAACTTAGTCATGGAGTTTTGAATCTGATTTGATGTTAATTTTAGTTCTGCTTGAATATCGACAACACCACCATAAAGAGGATTAACGAAAACATCAGAGGAATTTAATTTTTGAAAGGTCTTCATCTTTTTAGTGAACTCTTTCATAGCACTCTGTATCTTTGATATTTCATTATCTTGACACGCAGTAGAACTATTCAATTCAAATTCTGTATTATACTCACAGTTTTCATCAGAAATAGATTTGTCATTAGATTTACAAAAATTACCCTTCCATTCACTATTGCCGTTACCATTACCATTACCTTCGTTTGTGCTTGTGGCAGACCTTTCATGATCACCAGCAGTTGCTCTAACATCTGGTGGTGTATATGGTACAAAACAAGTTTGTTTTTTAATATCAAATTCTGAGTTCTTTAATCCATCTTCAATAAAACTCTGTTTAAATAGAGTTCCAAAAATTACTGGTTGTTGAGCATCCTTACCATCAAAGAAAAATCCAACCACAACCTCTCCACCCTGATACTGCATTGATTCACCACGACCTCCAGTGGTTGAAACATTAGGTGGTAAAAGAACATGTGCAAGTGGTAGTTGATCATCTGGTAGGTCATCTTCACATCCATGATATCCCACGATGCGAACACGACAACGATGTGAATAAATTTCTTCACCATCATCAGCTTGTGTTTTTTCTAAAGCATCTTCCCACTTTCCTTTCTTTGGATCGGTGACTTGACCGATCCACCATTCCATTCCGTCTTTTCCTATAAAATTGGTTGATGGTTGATACATTTAATTAATCGTCGTATATTAGGCACTCAGGTTCATCTGGATGCATATCACAAAATAGTTCTAAAGCATTAGGGTCGTGATGATCACCCGCTTCGATTTCTGCTTTGTGATGTTCGACATACTCTTCGAGTTCATGTAACTCTTCTTTTGCATGTCTTCTTGCTGCTGGATTCGCTTGTGGGTCATCAGCAATCTTTTTGTCGTATTCAATGTGATCTTCGATTGATTTCATTTGATTCTCCTGTTTCTTTTATTTAAGCGGTAAAGACATCACGAATTAATTCAAGTTGTGTTTCACCCATACCACCACCTACTAAATGTCTTAGATTGGAAATGAGATACTTTCCACTGGCATCATTAGTCTTATCACTTCCATATGTTTCAGCTCCTTCGTTTCCCTCTTCTTTCTTGACAGGAAACTTAACTTCAACCATAAGTCCAGCTCTTAGAGTTGTATTTAACGGAATTGATATACTTAACGACTGTGAAAATAGTAAGTTATTTCTAATATAAGATTTATTTTGATACACGGCAAGCTCAGATTCGGGTTGCACTTCACTCTTTGCAGCACCTACTTGTGCAACACCAAAATCATTAACTCTGAACATCAGTCGGGATGGATGTTTCTCAATACCATCTAATAATTTAAGTGGTTTCTTTAATTTTAGTTGAGTGACATCAAAGTTGACCTCTTGAAAGGTATGATTTTCAATATCAATATAAAGAGTTCGATTCGCATACATTCCCTGTCTTAAATTCATACCAATATCATTTGACTCATTTAAGTTATTCTCTAAAATCTTATTACCTTCAACAGGTCTATCTGCCTGTTGATATGGCACTGCCTCTTGTTTCAACAATTGTTCAATAGATCTGAAATGGAAACCATCAAGAGTTTCATAAAATAAGAAACCGAAACTCTCTTTGGATGATTGTGTTTTAGGACACAACCATTGTATTGTATCAAAGGGTCTTCTTAAATTACCCACAAATGAGTAAGAATTAGTGGC